AATGAAAGAGTGCACTGATATATTTGATTTGCAAATTAAAATACTAGATCTTTAATCCTTTACTTTAAATATCTAAACTAAGTGTATTTTTATCAGACTTCTTTCTCCTTGCAGATCTTTTAATAGTATTTCCATCTGCTTGCATTTCTTTCATATCTGATATACTAATAGTGCTATTATCAGCCATTAATTCTGGTTCTTCTTGTTGCTGTTGTTGAACAATAGGTCGTTGTTGTTGAATATTAATAGTTTTTGTTTTTAGTCCAGAAAGTAAGTCAGAAATATCACTAGGTCCATTCATTTCAGGACGAGTAGATCTTGCAGATTTATTTGCATTAGTGGTTGATTCTTTAAAATTAATACCATCATTTGTAGATTGATTAAAATTACTTTTGCCCATATTCATAGGTTGTCCAAATGAACTGTTATTTCCTGGACGAGGATACATTCCAGGTGCAGAAGGGTCTTGTGTAGCCATTGGAGGTGGTGGACCACTTTGGTTACCAGAAACACTATTCATAAAACCACTAAATCCAGGATTACTTTGTCCCATAGAGTTAACAGCAGCAGTTTGAAATTGTTTCATTAGATCAGGATTTTGACGCAAAATATCATCCATACCAGGCATAGCACTTTTAAACATAGTATTAGTCATATGAACCATCATAGCACTACCACCCAATTGAAATAATAATTTGAGTTCTGGTGCCATTGTAGCTTTACTTTTATATTTTTCGTGCAATTCGCCAAAAACATCATCATAATCAGACAAATTTTCATTAATTTGTTCAGACCAACCATCTAATTTAATATCAAATGGATCAAATTTGCTATTTAAAAATTCTACAGCATTGATTGCAGCCATAAGCATATTTCCACCAAATTTAATAGAATTGGATTTTTGCTTTTCTTCCATAATCATTTCATATTCACCTTGCATTTCTGCTAAAGGAGATTCCATAGTATATTTTTTTGTTAAATTGACTCCTTTACTTTCTAAAGCTTCTAACTTTCTTAAAAACTTAAATTTCTCTCTAAGTAATTCTTCTTTAGTCATTTGAGGTCCAGGAGGAGGAGCTGCAGTAGGGTCAACAGGGATATCATTAAATTTATCATAACCATCCCAAGTTTTATTTGCTGAACTAGAAGCAGTATCACTTCCTAAATTGAATTTAACATTATGAGAAGATGAATCATCATTTTTAAAACCTGAACCTGATCCGGAACCTGATCCGGAGCCTGATCCAAAGAAATCAGATTTAGCAGAATAAGTGTTTGGAGCATCAGATAAATTATTTAATTCATCTTCTAAAAAGTTAAGATCTTCAATATTAATATCGCTAGATTGACCTCCTCCACCACTTCCACTACTTTTTCTATCATTCATTAAAAGTTCAATACCATCACCAAAGTTACCGGATTTTTTTGGTCCATCCCATGATTCAGAAATATCGATAATATCATCCATTGTTATGAATTAATAAGAACATTTAATTTTAAGTAATACGAATTGTAATATATTAATTTATTATTTTGTCATTTTCTCTCTTTTTATTAATTATTTTCTTTATATTCTTTCTCTCTTGTTATTTATTATTTATTTTATTATTAATATACCATATTCCTTGTAAAAATGAATCAGCTAAATCATCTTGTTTTTTATGATTTTTAAAAAAATTAACATGATCTGTTCCATTAATTAAATCCAAACAATATTTAATACCCATTTTTTTACGGTCACTATAACTATGTTTTACTTTTACTTGATTTTCTCCCATTTCTTTTTCATCATCAGAATCTGCAACATTAACTATTTCTTGTCCTTTTAATTTATTAGCAGAAGATACAAATTCAATTTGAATATCTTGATTTCTCATAATAAAATATTGTGAAATCATACCTTGAACCGTTTTCATACGATTTGCAATAGGACTGATTTGATTTTCAATAATAACTAAATCAATTGTTGTTAAATGATCTTTTAATATTTCATCTAATTGACACATCATATTTTTACCAATTGTTACTAAATCTAATTTGCTAGCATTAACAGATTCAACATTATCAAAATAAGATGCATCTAAATATTTTTGAAAGAGAGAAAGAATACCTACTTTTGTTTCTTTAAGTGGTATTACTATATTATATTTTGCGGCTAAAATACCGAGATCTTTTACTTTGCATTTTTTGATGGTTGTCATTTTCAAGTCTGCTTTGGCAATTTTATATGTGCTATTTTTTTTAGCGTGTTTTAAACAATAATATATATTATTTTTAGAAAACTTAACAGGACTATTACATCCTTGGTCGCAACATTTTATTTCTGTTTTTTGAGAAAGATTTAAAACATCCCATAACAGTATTTTTGTATTTGTATTTGTATTTTGATCATTTATAGAAAATAAACAAAATGCTAAGTTTTTTATACCAACATCAATACTGATTATTTTTTTTGTTGGATTCATTAATATAGTATAAATAGTATAATTATATTTATATTATAATATTTAGGAATAGTATAATGGCAGCTCGTGCAAGTAGAAAAAGTATGTATAGACGTAATTTGAAGAACTCATCATGTCAAGGACAAACAAGTAGTACATGTCATTATATGAAGGCTCATTGCAAAATGACTCAAGGGAAAAAAAGAAGATATTGCCGTAAGAGATCCCATACAAGAAGAAGTGTTAAAAAATAAATTAGTTAAGAATGGTAAACATTTTATTTATTATTTATTACAATAAAATGTTTAATTATTTTATTTTTGCTGTTATATTTGAGACATATCAATAGCTGGAGCAATCATTCTAGACTGTAATTGTTCTCTAGTTAAATAAGGTGATTTTAAATTACTATTATTATATCCAAATCCAGGTTTGCTAGTATCATATGTAGTTTTAAATAAAAAAGGTGATTCGTTTACTTTTTTTTCGGCTTGCTGTGCTGGATCACTAGGAGAATAAAAATGTGTAGGTAATCCTAAATCATAACATGATTCCATATTGTTATATTTCATAATATGTAAAGCATTATTTGTCATATATTGACGATATGCCCAATTAGAATGAATATTTTCTTGTTTTTGAATTTTTTCATTAACTACAGCATCAGGTTGCCAAGATGAGAAATTTCTACCATCTGCCATTATTGGAGGAAAATTAAAATGAATATTATTTGATCCACTGTAACATGTTGCCCAAGACATTATACATTTTCAACAGATAATAATTTCAATATTTCAGCTTTTTTCAATTTAGATACATCAGCTAGACTAGAAACACCTTTTTCAGAAACAATTTGCCTTAATTTACCTAATGACATTTTTTTATAATCAGTCTCTGAATCTACATCAATATCTACCATTTTTTTATCAGTTTCTTTGTGATCTTTTTGTTCAAGTAGTTCAGTTATTTCAGTCATTTCATTCACTTCATTATTAATATCAAAATCTTCACTAATATTAATTACTCTAATATTTGGTTCATTAATACTTGAATTAGATGAACTTGAACTAGAAGTGCTAGAATCATCATCTGTGTCATCACCATCTTCATCTTCATCTTCACCATCATCTCCTTCATCATCAGACACATTAATTAAACCTGAGTTTTCAAAAGGACTATAATTATTAACATCAAGACCATTCTTTGAAGGATCTGCAATAACATTTCTATTTGTTCTTAAAAACTGAATTTGATCAGCCATAGTTGTTACAATACCAAACATTGCTGAAATTTTATGTTCTTGTTCAGTTAATTTATTATTAAAGTAAATGCTAAGAAGACCAATAAGTAATAGACTTATTCCTAAACAACATAAAAAAGATAAACTAAATATATCAGATCCAGACATTATTAGTAAAAGAGTATATATTATTATTTATTTAATGAACGAATAGAATCATTTAGTATTTCATCAGGATAATTCATATCTCTCAATACTTTAATTCCACCTTTAACAGAAGATATTCCTTTTTCTAATTTATAAGTATATTTGAAATCGATTTGTTTTTTATCTTTATCTTCAATTTCTTTTGTATGCATATGAAAATTAGTGATTGATTTATGTTCTTCTAATTCATA